TGGTGCAACCACCGCTTGAAAAAAACGGGGGTAAAACTGCCACTTTTAAAGGGTTAACGCAAGTCTAAAAATGAGCAAACAAATCACACATGGACAAATCGCTCAAGCACTCGGAATTTCGGTTGCTCGTGTAACTGCTTTAAAAAAAGACGGGATGCCTACTGACTCGATTCAAGCTGCACTCGATTGGAGACAGGCCCGAGAAAATGAACGACGCAGGCTTGCTCCGGTCGTAGTCGAAACTTTAGACGATGGCTCAATCGCCGAACGAATTCGCATTCACCGCATCAAAGTAAATATGGCCGGCGAAGTCTGGGAGCAAAGTATCCGCGAGCGTGATCCGAACCAGGGTAAGTATCAATCGAGCTATAATGCGTCGCTTAAAACTTTGTTGAATCTCGAGGAGGAACAAGAGCGTCGTGCTATCCTTGCAAAAGACTTTATCAAATCGACGGAGGCTCGAGAGGCGATGCTTCAAATCGTCAGCGATGTTTTAACCAGGCTCGATAAGTTAGCCCTCGATTGTGCAGAGGGATGTAACCCAGAGAACCCTGCAAAGTCGGTAAAAGTTTTAGAAGCTTGGGTGCGTAAGACACGGAGCGAAATTAGCAGTATATGAGAAAGAAGTCAGTTAAGAAACCATTCCGTTTAATTCCACGCAGACCGATGCCAAAGCCGACCAGACCATTTAACGACAATCGCAAACGAGCATACAAACGAGAAATTAAAAAACAATTAGACGATGAATAAATCAGAACTATTGTTGATTGCTCGTGAAGCATTAAAGCCTTCTGACTCTGGAGACATCGTCGATTGGTTAGAGAGTAATGTGTACGCAATCCCTGACTCGCCTATTCCAGGTCCGTTCCGATCAGATCGCACACCGTGGATAGCTGAAGCACTTCGTATCGCAGCTGACCCAGAAACTCGAATGATGACGGTGCTGGCTTCGATTCAATCTGGTAAGTCTTTATTCGCCCGACTCTTTTCCTGCCACGTCATCGCAAACGCTCCCGGCCCGATGATGATACTCCAGGCTAACGATACCGAGGCTAAAGACTTTATGCTCCGGTATTGTCGGCCCTTATGGAAACACTGCCCGCCTGTTCAAGAACGAATGACGGAAGGTGATAGCGATAGGTCATCCATTGCAGACTTTGATAGAATGATGATTTACTCACGCGGTATTTGGAATGAGGCAAATCTTCAACGCCTGTCTCTACGCTACACAATCGCAGACGAATGCTGGCTTGCACCAAACGGACACTTGGCGGAACTCTCAGCGCGTGTCACTGCTTTCGGTTGGCTCGGTAAAAGAATCTTTATGTCGCAGGGCGGAAACGCTGGATCAGAATTTCATAGCCTGCACGAAGGAACTGACTGCCGAGACTGGAACTTTAAATGCCCTCACTGCTCATTTCTTCAGCCGTGGGTCTGGGAGCAAATTCGTTTTCCTGAGGAAGCCAAAGCGACTGGATCATGGGATTTAAAATTAGTTTCCGAAGGCACAACGTATGAATGCGTTAACTGCTCTAAAAAATTAGCGGATAATAATGCCGTTCGATTAGAAGCAAATGCTGGTGGACAATTTGTAGCTACAAAAACTGCTTCAACAAAAGGACATATCGGACTGCATTGGAACTCGCTCGCCACAATGTCGTGGGGTGAACTCGGTGTCTTAATGTTAAAAGCAAAAGAAGTGAGCGACACTTACGGAGACGAAGAGCCTCGCAGAATTTTTAAGCAGAAGCGACTCGCGTTAGCCTGGAGCGAAGAAGGTGGCACGATGATTACCATACCAGAAGCCGGTGAATATAAACTCGACGATGACTGGGCAGGCGAAGCCGTAATCAACGCACGCGGTAAAGTTTTAAACCGTGAGGAAGAAGGCTCGAAAGGTGCTATACCGTTCCGCACGATGGGAATCGATGTTCAACGCGGACACTTCTGGGTTGTCATTCGACGCTGGGGAAAAATGGGACACTCACGGCTTAAGGCATTTGCTCGAATCGATACTTGGCAGGGACTAGAAGAATTTGCGAAGTTGCATGGCATTCACAAGGCTATGGTGTTCGTCGACTCGGGTGACAATACGCAGGAGGTCTATCGCGAATCTACCAAGCGAGGATGGAAGTGTGCGCGCGGTTCGGGTAACGATGACTTTGCAAGCACAGGTAAAGACGGCCTGACCGTCCGCAGATTTTATTCTGAGAAACAACGCATACTTGTGCCAGGATTAACTGACCGATGTGAATTGGTAGTCTGGTCTAACTTAGCCGGCAAAGACTTACTCCACGGTCTCCGATCACGACGCCTGCATACCTACGCCCTAGACGCTACGCCCGACTACATCGAACAATTAAACTCTGAAGTTAGGGTCAAGGATAAGCGGACAGGTAAGCCTATGTGGATTATGCCACAAGGTAAGAAGGATAATCATGCATGGGACTGCGAACTTCTTTGCCTTCTCGCAGCTGTGCGATGGGGTATTGTCGGTAGAGATTCTACTGAAACAAATTTGACAACCGATGAACCAGTATCAAACTAATTTAGGCAGATTGCTCGGTCGTCGGTTTTGTCGTTGTTGGGAACATTGGCATAGGGGCTTACGGTCGAGCAGTCTGTTCCTTGCCAATTCCGTTATATTTATGGCATCAGGCATATTCATTGGATTATCTGAAGACGAACTCTTGTCTATTCGTGCAAAAGCACTGGCAAGCATCACAAGCGGTACAGTAACAATGTCTTACTCAGACTCTGGCTCTTCAGTCAGCCGTCAATTCGCAGGCATGACTCCAAAGGAATGTTTATCAGAAGCCAAGTATGCTTTATCAATTTTAGACCCCTCACAATACGGAACAGTAAGAACAGTAGTACGCGGTTCGTTCCGTCGTCAGGACTTCTAAGATTTTATGCCACGCAAGCCTTCAATAAAAATTAAGAAACAATCGCCCGTTAAAAAAGCGAATATTGGCGGTTGGAATATGAATAATTTTTCGACTACGCGCGCGCAACTTTTCGCACCTGTAGCCCAAGACCAACGTCGTGACTTAACTCCTCGTGACCGCGTCGAGATGATGCGTCGCACTCGCTGGGGTGATCGCAACTCCGGCATCGTCCGTCAAATTCTAGGTGACTTAACCCAGTACGCAATCGGTGATGGCATCCGTCCGCAGTCTCACTGCAAAAACGCTAAAATTTACGAACAGTATTTTTATGATTGGTCTCGTAAGTGCGATATCACTAACCGCTTCTCATTTGCACAGGCTCAGGCAATCTTACTCCGATCCGCAGCTCGTGACGGTGACGCTTTTGCAATCAAGGTTAGAAACGCAATAGGTGACCCTAAACTTCAACTCGTAGAAGCCCACCGAGTAGGCAATCCAGTACCACCTGAAAAGGAAGTTTCTGGTATGCACGACGGAATGATATTCGGTGCTTACGGTGAACTTGTTGGTTTTAATGTTTATAAATCCAACGGACAATCTCGCACGGTGTTTGCTAATGCTATGATGCAGATTGTAGATATGGAATATGCTAGCGGAGCGAGAGGCACTTCAATCCTCGCAGCTTCATGGAACGACATTCAGGACGAGATGGAAATATTGAGCCTCGAGAAGATCGGGGTCAAAGCTTCAAGCGATGTATCTTTAGTATTAAATAAAAAAGAAGGTATCATCGACGAGAATATGGCTTTTGAATTAGGCACTCAGTTACCATCACAAGGCCTAGGAAATATGGCTGTGCAAATGGGTGGTAAGATTGTTGCTTTGGACGTTGGAGAATCTTTGACCAGTCTCCAGTCAAATCGCCCTTCGCCGACATTTACCGGATTTCTAAAATCGATTCAACAAGACATCAGTCGTGGAATACTTCCTTATTCTTTTGTTACAGATTCTTCTGGAAATAGTGGCCCAGGTTTGCGGTTAGATATCGCTAAGGCTGACCGTACTTTCCAAAAGTGGCAGAACTTAATTATCGAACAACTTTGCATTCCTACTTGGGGCTATGTAATCGGTGACGCTATTGCTAACGGTGACTTACCAGACGATCCCGAGTGGAACAAGGTCAGCTGGACAACGCCTAAGCGCGTAACCGTTGATGCAGGCCGTGAAGCTGCGAACGACCGTGCCGATATGGAACTCGGTTTAATTTCCATGTCAGAACTTTATGCACAACGCGGATTAGACTTCCGCAGTGAAATGGCAAAGCGTGCCGAGGATATGTCTTACATTGTTAACCTTGCTAAGATTACCGGCATCCCTGTTGAAATGCTTTATAAGCCTACCAACATCCAACCTGGTACACTCGCACCTTTAGCGCCTAACGCTTACGTGGATTCAGAAGACGATGTCTCTTCACCAGACGCACTTATCAATCAAAACGAAGACCCTGAAGAAGAATAATTTACAATGAGATTTCTAAACAAAGCACTCAATGGTCGTAGCCCAATGCTCATCGACCCAATCACTGCAAAGCAGTACGCAGTCGACGCTGAGAAGTTTGGCTTCACAGATTTAATTGCTCAGGTCTTTGGTGAAATGCCTAAGCCTTATAAGACTGGAAATGGCTATGGAGTCATACCAATCGTCGGCCCTATCGGTAAAGGCTTAACTCCATTCGAGCGCATGACAGGTGCTAGCGACTTGAATTTAGTCTCCGATCAGATTGACGCATTCCTCGTTGATGGTGAAGTGCAGACAATCGTTTTCCATATCGATTCGCCCGGTGGTGTTGTCGGTGGTGTTGAAGAGGTCGCTCGTAAAATTGCAAACTCATCGAAACCTACAATCGCATACACTGACGGCATGATGTGTTCCGCAGCTTATTGGCTCGGCTCGTCTGCTGATCGCGTACTAGCAAGCCCTAGCTCTGATGTTGGTAGCGTCGGTGTGTACATGAATTTAATCGATGTATCACAAGCCTACGCTGATATGGGCGTTAAGGCCGTAGTAATTAAATCTTCTGCTACACCTTACAAAGCTGCAGGCCTCGAAGGCACATCACTTAGCCAGGAACAAATCGCCCACTTCCAAAACGAAGTAGATTCTATCTACACAGACTTCGTTGCATCAGTAGGAATGAAACGTAAAATGGTTAACGCTGAAGCACTCAAGGGACAGTCAATGTCTGGTAAGCAAGCCTCGAAAATGGGTCTCGTTACTGGTCTAGTCGATTCACTTAATAATATAATCAATGCCTAAAATAACTATCACTGATATTGACGGAACTATTATCGACCGAGGAATGCCGGTTGAAAATGTCTTAGACTACATCGACCAACTTGGTAACGATGTAATGGTCTTAACTAATCGCCCTGAGTCGCAACGCACAAAGACCGAGCAAGACTTAGCAGACGTAGAATTAGAATACATACGCCTAATCATGAATGGCGGTTCTTTGCCTGCTCCTGAATTTAAAAAAGCCGAAGTAAAGAAACTGCTCGATGAAGGCTTTGATCCACAGGTATTCATTGATAACGATAAGGCTAATCGTGACGCAGTTGAGTCGTTGGGCGTTAAGACTTTAGACCCTGCTGACATTCCAGCCTATACAGATTTACAGAATAATAATTCCGAGACTGTTGCCAAATTAACTAAATTTATGACAATCGAAGAACAACTCATCAAGGCTATGGCAGACTTAACCTCTGCTTCTGCTGAACGTGACGAACTACGCGCTAACTTAGAAAACGCTGTAGCCAAAGAAGCCTCTGACTTCAAAGCAACTCTCCAACAAAATGCAAGCCTCGTTATCGAGCGTGACGCACTTGCAAAAGAAAAGGCTGAACTCGTTGCTAAAATTACTGAACTTCAAACTAAGAATGTTTCCGCTTCCGTTGAAGCTGCTAAGATTGCTTCTTCTGTTGGCGTTAACCCTGTCGAACTTTCTCCTTCCGATAAATCTGACGAACCCGTTAAAGCAGTGAATCACCTAGAAGTGTTCCTGGCTATGGAAATGGGTGCAGAGCGATCGGCTTACTTCGCAAAGCATAAGAACGAAATCGTTCGTGCTATCTAATTTTTCTCTAATCACTAATCACTCACTAAACTAATATGGCTAATTCCATCGCAACAGCACCATCGATTCTCGCTGAATCCGTGATTGCTTCCATCAAGGGCAAACTCCCTGCGCTTAAATCTTTCTCGAGTGTTTTCAGCACTCTCGAAGGTCAAGCCGGTAAGTCTGTCTTCGTACCATTGGTCGGGATTTCTACGGCATCCGAATTCGGAAGCGGTGGATACCTCACCCAAGACGACGCAACTCTCACAGGCGTAACTGTAACTCTCAAGCACTTCAAAGTCTCGAGCCGTTTCAGCCCTCTGGACGTTAAATCGTACGGCGCCCAATATTTAGTTAACGCTTTCACACCTACCGCTTCGAACGCTATCGCTGAAGCATGTATGGCTGAAATCAGCGCACTAATCACCAACGCTAATTACTCCAGCAATGCAGTAACTGGTTCTTCACTTTCCTACGCTGAAGTCGTTACCGCTAAAGGCGTACTCGATGCAGCTAAGGCTTCTGACGTTCGTGCGTTAATCGTAAATCCTACTTATGCTAACAACCTTTTAACTGACGCACAAATTGCAGCTGCATACGCTTTGGGCGCTAGCGTGATCCAAACTGGTCAAATCGGCCAAGTCGGTGGTATGTCCGTTTATCAGTGGTCTTCCTTACCTACAAATTCTGAAAATTTAGCAGGATTTGCCTGTGGAAGCGATTCAATCGCTGTAGCGAGTGGCTTACCAATGAGCGAGATCCCTGGCTTTGAAGTTGCTAACGCTTTCGACGCTGACACTGGTCTCGGTATCCAAATCCTCATGGGT